AAGGAGGATGTTGGGGAGCGTTTGGAGGCGATGAAGACACGGCGGGCGGCGACGGGGAGCATGCTCCAAACGGGGGCGGTAATGGACGAAAGGGCCGAGAGGATAGAGTCAATGGTGGAGGAGGGGATTTCTCCGATGTTGAGAGCGACTTTGAGGGCGGGGGGGGCGTGGCGGCAGAAGAAGTCGAAGCAGGCGGATTGGAAGGAGACATGGGAGAGGGGGAGCAAGTTCCACATGGACTGCCCGAGGGAGTGGCCGACGGAGAATTCGGTTAAGTAGCTGACGAGCTTGTCTGGGATAGAGCTATCGTCTATGGCCATGGCGAGTTTTGTGAAAAGGGCGAGAGGTGAGCGGCAGGCTCCAGAGGGACCGACGAAGTAGCCACAAAAGAGGGCGTACTTGTTTATCTCAATCTTGAAGCGGAGGGAGAGAAGGGGTTGAATGGATGGCCAGGCTTGATTGAGTGGGGGGATGGAATCGATGAGGGAGTCGTCGCCGCTGACCATAACGGCTTCAGAAGTGATGTTATATTGAGTGAAGAGGACGGCGAGGTTATAGTCAGTGTTGTCGTCGTAAGTTCCAGGCTCTCCGGTGAGGCGCATACAAGTGAGGGGTCCGAATTGAGTGTCAACGTTGGTTTTCAAGTGGACGTGAAGGTCAATGAGGGCTTGGGGGATGGAGAGGCGGTGCATTTTGAGGCGCTCGAGGACAACGGCCTCGCCATGCTGGGATTGGTCGAAGGCGGGGTAGTCATTGGCGAGGTGCGGCTGGTCGGTGAGATGGTCTTGGCACCACTGTGAGAGTTCGAATGGCGTGTGCCCGGCGTGGACGTAGATATTAGATGGGCGATCCTGATTGTCGAAGATGCGTTGGTATTTTTTGACTGGCCCCAGGAGGAGGATGACAGCGTCGTGCATGAGGGCGAGGGTCTGGCAAGCTTTCCAATTCCCGAAGATGGAGTTGTCGTTTGTTTTATGTTGGGTCTTGGAGAAGATGCGGACTGCTGCCCAGCGCCAGTCTGGATCCGAGCGGTTTGCATTTGCCATGATGACTGATTGGGTCTTGGAGGACAGTTGGCAGAACTCGTTGGCGTTGATGCATTCAATAAAGACAGCCTCATCAAAAGGGACCTCTGCGAGTGGGGAACGATGGTAAGCTCGGCAAAGGGATTGGAAAAGGACGGCCCCGAGAATCTCGTCTTTCGGGGAAATGGAGTAGGGGGCAGGAGAAGGTCGGAAGCGGAGGCGTTTGGGAATAGATGCCGGCAGGAGGGTTGGGTCAGATTTCTCGGAGTGGATGGCAGAGGCGACAGAAAAGGGGAGGGCGGAAATTTCGAAGGGCTGGTTGAGAAGAGGGAACTGGTTGCTGGATTGATCGCGCCAGATTATTTCTTTCACTTGAGGGTCATGAGCGGGGATGAACTGCGAGGCTAGGACGTAAAAGTCTTCGCCAGGGTAGACGGGGGTGTGGGCGGTGGAAGAGGGGCGGAGATCAGAGCTGAAAGCTGGGGAAGAAACCTGGGCGGATGGGATGTCGTAATGAAATGGGCGGCGGGTTTCTGGAAGGAAGTGGGTGGAGATCTGAGGCGAGGCGTCGGAGCCGTCGCCAGAGAAGATGCGAGCATTCTGGATGACATCAGAGACATGAGAGCTGGGGATGGAAGCAGTGAGGGACAGGACTCCGGGAATGGGTGGGTTTGGGCGCAGAGGGACGTGGGATGATCTTGAGACTATTTCAGCTAGAGGACGGAAGACGGGGGCAATGATGGGGTCAGCGGTCTCATTGGAATTGAGAGAGAAGATGGGGAGAAGGTCGGTTGGAAGGTCAGAGCGAGCGCCACGGAGCGGAGTGACACGGGAGGTGAGAGGTTCGGTGATGATTTCAACGCCGGTTAGCATGTTTCGGAAGATGTCGGAGAGGGAAATGGGCTGGTCGGCGTGGAAGCGGGAGAAGAGGAGATTGTTGCAGGCTGAGTCAGTGCGGATAAGGGAGTGGTCGCCGGAAAAGTTGATGCCGATGGTGGAGCGCGTGAGGGCGACGAGGGACATGGAGTGGGACAGCATTCGGGAGTTGCGGTCAAGGTGGATGTTGGCTGGGTACTTGTAAGTGGAGCCCTGAGAGGAGGCAATAGTGACGGCCTTGTAGCCGCATTGGCCGATGGTGAGGGCAGAGGTCTGGGAATTGCACATGATAGTAGCGTTAGGGGGCAGAGTTTGGTGAAAGCGGGAGAAGCCAGGTTGAGAAGAGAGGGAGCGAACGCCAAAGAACTTGGCGACACGTTGAGGGATGCGGCGACTCCAGAGGCAATAGAAGTCGAGATATGGGCGGAGGTGGCTGATTTCGGAAGGGAGGCGGTGGTTGCTTGAGTTGGTGTTGGTGGAGTGATATTCTCCCTGGAGAGGGTCTCCAAGGACAATGACGAACTGAATGGTGGGATCGGCGTGGATGGCGAGGTCGAGATAACCGCGTGGCATTTTGTAGACTTCGTCGATAACTAGCACACGGGCTGATTTGAGAAGTGAGGCCTCCCAGGTGGAAATGCGCCAGGCAGTAGTGGATGAAAGCTCGAGAGCTTCTTTCCACTCACTGCGAAGCTCGGTGGTGGGAACTGAAACTTTGAAGGCGCTGAAGGGGTGGGTTTTGAGCAATTTCTGGACGGGGTAAGATTTGCCGCAGCCAGCGAAGCCGGCGATGTGGACGAGGGAAACGGCGCGGGAGACGGCTATGTCAAGCTGGGCATCGAG